GGAGCTTGAACTTCTTTAGAATATTAAAAACAAAATGAGTATTTCGTTTACTTTTACTTTTTTAGGGTGGCATTAGAAAATTAAACTACCTGATTTATAGCACTTTACAAAAATAATGTAAAAACAAATGTTAAATTATTAAGTAGCCTATTGTGTACATTAAATACATTGTGTACATTTACACTATGAAAGCAACATTTAATAAACAAAATTTTAATGAAAGCGCAGTATCTAAACAAGATTATATTGCAAAATTTAACGCTTTAGGTTTTGATCCTACAAAAGTAGAAATATGCTTTACTAATGGATGCTCTGCTTATATTTCTTTAAATGTTGAAGTTTTGAACGAAGGTAAAATGTATGCAGATGTATTTGTTTACGAAGGAAAAGCATCTATACAAGTAAGAGTAAGTGACCACAATTCTAATTTAGAGAAAGTATGCGGTGGAGTAAGCGGAAATAAAATATCATTTGATGCTTTTAAATCATTAGTAGAAAATAAAGTAATAAAATAATTATGAAAAAAAGCAAACGTATAGAATTAACAGAAAATACAATTAAGTATTTAGCTAAAAAAGCTATTGACGAAGGTACAAGTTTTAAGCCTTATGTAGAATCTATTTTGGAAAGTTTAGCCAATACACAGGTGGGCAGGAAAAAAGAAAAGTAAATGGACACTAACTACTCGCTAAGACTAACTCACATACTTAACTAATTGAAAATGAATACTGAAACCCTATACAATACATACGTCATAACCTATTCAAATCACTTTGAATTTAATGGTAAAGTATTAGCGTATCGTAAAAAAGTACTATTTGATATTACAAGCGTTCCTAATGCTTTGTTTTGCACTAATAATAACGGTTCAAATGGTTACTGGATTAAGATAAAAATTTCTTAAAAAAAGTTAGAATTTACAAAATTTGATTATATTTGCCTTAGTTACTGTGTATCTACTGTGTAAATTAAATCATAAAAATGAGTAAATTCAAAACTGTATTGGTTAAAATATCTTCGATAAAACCAAACGAGAACAATCCCAGAATTATCAAAGACGACAAGTTTTTATCCCTTGTTAAAAGTGTAACTGACTTTCCAGAAATGTTAGAAATCCGTCCGATTGTTGTCAATGAGGATGGAATTATCATTGGTGGCAATATGAGATACCGTGCCTGCTTAGAGGCAGGAATTAAAGAAGTGCCAGTAATCAAATTAGTTGGTATGTCGCAGGAAAAACAAAACGAGTTTCTGATTAAGGACAATGTTGCAGGCGGTGAATGGGATTGGGATGCCTTGGCAAATAATTGGGATAGTGAAGATCTGAAAGATTGGGGTTTGTCTGTATGGCAAACAAATATGGAAGATATGAATTTTGATTCAACTGCTAACGCTAGCAAAGAGGAAAAGGAAAAGGATAATAGTCCGAGAACTACAGACGACAACTACTCCACATTCGAACTGATTATGCTACACGAAAACAAATTGGATTTACTTGACACTTTAAATAAAGTTAAAAATGAATTCCTATTTGAAAAGCAGGAAGATGCATTGATGGAAATTTTAAGAGTTTACAATAATAAATAATATGAAAAATAGAGAAAACGCAAGTTTCATCAACTTTAAAAATGATGAGGTAGGTTTGTTATTTGATGATAGCACAAACGAAAAATATCCTATAAAATATTACAACGTGTTCAACGACAAAGGTTTTTCAACTGCTTGGCAACCTAAATAAAAATACCGATGGCTAATAAAGATAATCTAAAGCATCTTGTCCCTTTCAAAAAGGGATTTGATCCAAGAAGAAATGTAAAAGGGCATCCTCCAAAGATTCCTGCAATAGATACTTTACTAGCTGAGGTATTGAGTGAGGAAAAGGACGGTGTTTCTGCAGCAAAGGCAATACTAATGGCTTTACGCTCTAAGGCATCAAAGGGTGATGTTAGGGCTGCAGAGGCTTTATTAGATAGGGCTTACGGAAAATCTACTCAAATAGTTGACCATACAGTTGCGTTAAATTACGATGATTTTATAGAAAAAATAACCAATGCTTAAATCAGATTTAGATATTGCACCCTATACAATAGAGGAGGCTTTGTTTTGTATAAACAAGGAACTGAAAGCTAATGGCAGGCACAAGATTGGTTCCAGTCACTTCAATAATTTGATTTATAATATTGTAAAAGTGGAACGTATAAAGGTTAAAAAGAAACCAGTATCAATCCACTACAACTCTATAGTTGACATTTACAACCACATCAATACAAAACGATATCCAAAGAATAGAAAAAGCAGGTGCAAATAATCCCGATATATTTCAGACACTTTAAACAGAATGCCAAAGAAAGATTTGTAGGATTAGTTGGAAGTTCAAGGTCTGGCAAAACTTACTCGGGACTTCAATGGCTATTTTATTTAGCACAAATCGGAATAAGATTTGAATGTACTATTGTTGGTCGTTCAATTCCTTTTTTACGTGACGGTGCAATTAATTCCTTTCGGGAAATAGCAAATGGTTACACAATTATACGCTCACCATTTAGTGTAAAAATCAAAAACGCATCTTTCCTATTTCGTTCCTTTGAAAATGAAAGTGATGCCAAGGGAGCGGAGAGGGATTTCCTTTACCTAAACGAATGCAATGACTTGGATTACAAAGTAGTTAAGCAATTAATTATGCGGACCAGAATACAAACGATTGCGGATTTTAACCCGACAAAGAAATTCTGGATTGACGAATATACTAATAGCACAAACCTACTGAAAACCACCTGGAAAGAAAATCCATACTTAGCTGAATCCCAAAAACAAAACTTTGAGTCTATAAAAACTAGAGCTGAAATGCCAAACGCATCTGCTTACGACAAGTACCTTTATTCAGTTTTCTATTTGGGCGAGTATGGCGATATGAAAGGAAATGTATTTGGCAGGCTTTCTGAATGTAGCGTTGCAGAATACGAGAATTTAACCAGACATAGCAAAAAGCTTTACGGTTTGGATTTTGGTTTTAGTGAAGATCCTTGCGCATTAATTGAAATGAGTATTGTATTGGGAGTTATTTACATCAGATACCTACTGTATCAAAACCAGTTAAACGACTTTCAGTTATCCGAACTTTTGAAACAACATTGCTCACAAAATAATCCAATCATTTGTGATTTTGGTGGAGGCGGTGACGCTAGGATGTCAAACATATTTCAGTTGACCGGTCTGACTTTAGTCAAGGCCACAAAAGGTGCAGGCTCAATTAAAAACGGTGTTGAATTATTGAACACATATCCTATAGTTGTTTGTGGTGAACACGCAATGAGGGAATTTAGTGGATATGAATTTGCAGATGATTCATTTTCGGAAAAGGACAACCACGGTATTGATAGTGCGAGATACGCTATTGACTATGCCGTTCGGGCTAATTACTTTAATATTAGTTAACTATTTTATTTAATTTTATATCGTGACTGAAAAGGAAATAGTAAAGGACGAGTTAACTCAAATGGTTGCTAGGATTGCCAATAATTTGGATAGTACTGGCACAAGTGCGAGTGGTCGAACTGCTAAATCTATGTTTGTTGAGGAAACGGAGTTTGGTGTTATCCTTTGGACTTCCAGAAGATATTTTAAGGGTGTTGAAATAGGCAGGGGACCTGGAGGAGTTCCAAAAGGGTTTAATGCAATCATCAAACAATGGATTTTAGACAAGGGAATTGCAGTCACTCAGTTGCCTTATAAACGAAAACCATCTAGTAAGTGGCAACCTAAATATTCTGTTCCAGAACGATCGCTAATTATGGCTGCAGGTGCAATAGCTAGCAACATTAAAAGCAAAGGTACTGGATTGCATCAAAGGGGAGGTAGGTCAGATATTTACAGTCAAGAAATAGATACTACAGTTGGTATTATAAAAAAACGTTTAGCAGCGGAAGTGATATCACAAATTAAATTAAACATCAAAAAGTAATGGCACAAGAGAAAGAAGAAATATTAATCGAGATTGTAGTTTCAAATGAGGCTGCAGCTAAAACTATTTTTGAAAACCAACAAAGCATTGAGCGATTAAAGCAAACTCAAATCGAATTGACAAAGGCTAGAAAAGATGGAACTATTACCGAAGAAGAATATAGTAAAAAATCTACTGCAGTAAAGGTTGCCATTGATAGCCAGAAAGAGTCCATTCGTCAAAACGAAAAGGAGTTACGAAATAACATTAAATCTCAAAAAGAGAACAACGATAGCTTGGCTGCAATGAGAGCGCAGTTATCCAACAATGTAAAAGCTTATGATAGTTTAAGTAAAGCTGAAAGGGAAAGCGCAAGAGGGCAGGAATTGCAAAAGAGCATATCTGATACAGTTGAACAATTAAACGAGGCAGAGCAAGCGACTGGTAGGTTTCATAGGAAAATAGGAAACTATCCAGAGGGATTAGGAAAAGCAGGTGCGGGAATACATCAAGTTACTGGTTTCTTAGGAAAAATGTCCGACCAGGTTGGCATTGTAAGTCCAAGACTTGGCGGGATGATTTCACAATTTGGAGGTTTTGCATCCAAGGCAAGCGGTGTTTCTGAAAGTGTTGCGGATATGAGTTCCAACATTTCGAAAAGTGGTGAGGCACTTAATGCGGTTGAGGGATTTGCAGGAAAAGCATCTGGCAGTTTAGATAATTTAGCAAGTACTTCTAGTGTTGCAGCAAAGGCATCTACTGGAGCATTTGGCTCAATAGCATCTGGAGCAAGAGCATTAGGAACTGTATTTTTAACTCCACCGATAATAATTATTGCAGCGGTTGTTGGTGCAATAGTTGCTGCCTTTATGTTATTGAAAAAAGGATTTTCTTTGAACGATGAGGCGAGTACAAAAATGTCAGAATCGTTTGCAATATTACAACCGATATTTGATGCCATTGGTAAGGCTGCAAGTTTTTTAGCAGGTGCTATTGCAGAGGTAGTTCACTTTATGGCAGAGGCAACTGCAGGTGCTATTGATGCTATTGCAGGTTTATTTGGTATTGAAACTGGAATGGCTGATGCAGCAAAGGCAGCAATGGAATTAGTAAGAGCGCAAGATGATTTAGAGGAGGCAGAAAGAAACTTTAGTGTTAATAGTGCAAAACGAGCGGTTAAACGTGCAGAGTTATTATCAGAGGTTACCGATAAGGAAAAGAATTCTGCAGAACAAAGGATAGCTTTTTTAAAGGATGCAAGCGAATTAGACAAGCAGGATTTAATTGATAAGAAAAAAATAGCAGATGAAAATTTAAGGATAATCGAAACACTTGCAAAAAATGAAAGTGATACTAGCGATGAAACTGCAGATAAAATTGCAGCTGCAAGGGTGCGTTCTTTAAATGCTGAAAAGGAATATTTTGAGGGACAAAAAGAGATTAATAAAAAACTAGCTGCAGCGGAAAATGAATTGGCAGCGGAACAACAAGCTAATTACGAAAAGTGGAAAGCAATAAGAGATGAGAAGATTGCTAAGGAAACTCAATTAATTAGGCAATTAGAAGATCTTGTTATCCAACAAGTAAAAGATGAATACAAACGTCAAATACAATCGGAGGAGGCAAAAACAAAACGTGCAAATGAGGATTTATTAAACCGTTTAAAGACTGAAAAAAATCTAACTGCAGATGCAAAAAAAGCCATCAATGATATCATCATTCAGAATAACAATATTCTAAATGATAAGATAAATGAGTTAACTGAAAAATCTCTGGAGGACAACATAAAAAAAGAAATTGATGCCAAAACAAAAGAGTATGAGGCAAAAATACAGTTAGCAGAAAAAAATAGTAAAGACGAGTTGGCTATTAAGCAAGCGAAACTATTACTAGAGCGTGACGCCTTATTAATTAATGAAGATTTAACAAACGTACAAAGATTAGCTATTGAAGATAAATTTTTAAAGGATTCTCAATCGTTAAATGATGCTTATTTGGTTAATAAAAACCAAAGATTAAGAGAAAGTTTCGAGAAAGATTATCAATTAAAAATACTACAAGCTGAAACAAACGAGGAATTTGAAAATCAAAAATTATTACTAGAGTTAGAGCGAGAGGTTTCAAGAAATGAAGCGTTAAGAAATCTTGATGCAGAGGCTAAAGCGGCACTCTATAAATCTCAAATAGACTATGAAATTGCATTAGCTGAAAGTGACCAACGTATAAAAGATGCTAATAAAGCTGTTTTAGATGCTCAAATTAAAAACGCTGAGATACAAGCAAACGTAGTAATAGGTTTAGGTAAATCCGTATCTGAATTTATATCAGCATTTAACGAAGACTCAGCAGAAAACGCAGCGTTTGCTAGAACTATAGCGTTAGCTGAAATTGCAATTAAAACGGCAGTAGCAGTTGCTGGGGCTATTGCATCAGCTCAAGATTTACCATACCCTGCAAATTTAGCGGCTGCAGCGTCAGGTGTTGCGGCTGTATTATCGGGAATTGCTTCAGCTAAAAAATTAATAGATCAGTCTAATAAAACACAAAAACCGCCTGAAAGCAGAGTTCAAAGATTAGCAACTGGAGGTTTAGTTATAGGTAGTGGATCAGGAACTTCAGATAGTATAAATGCTAAGTTAAGTAATGGAGAGAGTGTTTTAAACGCTAATAGCACATCTATGTTCACTCCATTACTATCCGCTTTAAACCAAGCAGGTGGAGGTGTTGGATTTGGAGGAGCGCAAGTAAGCAATCA